CTTAGATTCAATGAGCTCAGTGGTGTGTTGCCACCTTACCCAAGGTTGGTCGATATATCACTACGGAATATATTTCCCTCTAAATATGAAACTAATTATGAAGGCCTTAACTAAAGGAGAGATTCTTTTGGCTCCGACCGGAGTCGAAGACTTTCTCTTTACCCTTTAATCAGGGATCTCCATAAATTAATTTATGGTACCCGCTAGATTATTGAGGTTGGTCTAGTTGCAATAAGCCGGGAGTATATGACTTAACCAAGGTCATATATTCCTTCGTGACTTGCGACTGTGCCAAGTTAATGGAAGTGCTCGCTCTCATGGAGAAAACACCCTTTGATACGAAGTATTTACTAATACCTGCTTTCTCAAGGTAGGTATCAGGAGATACTTCGGATTCAAGTGTCCCACCAATAGCTTGATATTGCGACGATCGTGCGGTAGTAATACCGACGCTCATCCCGTACTTGTCGGTCAAGACTCGTACGGATGCAATAATCATGTCATTGAGGACACTGACCAAAGGATGGTAACTTCTGAGAACAGCTCTGTAGTCTTGGACAGACAAGTTCGGAAACTTCGCTAGGAACGTACCTGTTAGTTTTGCACTAACAGAATACGCGTCCTTTTGAAATCTTTCCAAATCACGTTCAACAAGGCGTTTCTTCACCTTAATCATCATGGCTCTCGCCATGTGATTTAGATCCTGGAATCCAGGGTCGATAGAAGGAACTTCGATACCGAGAACTTGAGCAGTTCTAATTAAGAGCTGTTCATAGTTCCCCGTATTGATGGCAATTGCCACCGAGTCGAACACATTATATAGCTTTATGACTCGCTCTGCTTGCGCAGGCTTACCATAAAGAGTATATAATGCTGTGATTAAGTCCGGGTGCTTGTCTGAATCAAGGCTCCACCCATGGAGACGTTGCGTGTATAGGAAATTGTGTAGGAGAGAATATCTCTCCCACACTTGACCCATACCAGCAATAGCGAACCCTGTTATTTCGGACCCTTTATGAATCCATCTCTTAGCAAATTCATATGTATCTTCCGATACATGTGTCTTTTGCTCCGAAATGGGCATATCGAGTTCTGATAGCAGGATTTTATATTGCTGTGCAACATCTGCGTTAGCTATCACTATATCATCACCAAGTAAACAATAGTCCCTGAAGTGTGGTTTTCCACACCTCAAAGCACTAATGAATACTAGGTAATGATGAGTAACTGCCATTGCCCCCCATGATGAATATGCTCCCATTGGCTGTCCGGCTCCGTAATAAACGGGGACTGGTAGGCCTTTGGCAGTATATGCATACTTGGTAAGCACACGGGCCCATGCTTCTGCTCGATCCTGGCCTACTATCTCACCGATTACTCGTTTCTGAATAGAAATGGGCATTCGGTCAGTAGCATTGCTAAGATCAAGCGAATAGTATGGACCGTGGGAAGGGAGAACAGATGTAAACTTATTCTGATCAAAGGTGCAATCCTGCTTAACTCCTTTCAGAACGTCCATAAGGGCGAAATGAAGAGGTCTTAAACAAGACTGCGACCAATAATCAAGAATAGCGATTACTCTGGTCTTACCTTCCTTATCACTAAAATAGCTTAACTTACGCAAGTTAGACGTTTTGGGCGGAAATAGAGTCTTCCATATATCAGCAACAGAAAGGGAGTCCCACCGGGGCAGCATTAACTGATCAATGCATCTAGTGAGCTTATCACCTCCTAATAGCTTAATATCCGCTATTAGTTCAAGAGGTAATAAGGTCATTTCTGATACACTGGTCAGCAATGCCTGCCCAAGTGGACCTTTCTTTGTTGACATATGAAAAGATTTCCATTTCAACTCCCTAGATCGTAGTCTCAACCGCTTGCAAGCGTGTCGGTGTTCTCTCTCTGAGATAGAGGAGAATCCTTCCCACTTGTTCGTGATTGGTTCTACGTCTAAGACCGGATCAAGGTGTATTGATCTTAGACACACCAAAAGTGTGAATAAGACCTTTAACCCTGATTGGGTATTAGTAAGGTGCTTTAAGGGGGATAACCATATTGGAAATCCCTCCTTCAAAGCCACCCCATCTAGGCTCTCCAACGGATGTCCTGTGACATACCGTGTTACTGCAAGTCGTGAAGATTTCACGAACTTGACAGTAAACGCTATTCCACGTTCATTCGTTAGAGATATAAGTCTACTTAAGTAGTTATCTATTTGAAGCTTATTATCAACATAGACTTCTCGACAATAAAATGTTAGGATTATACAGACTAACTGCTGTATGGTTCGTAGCATTGAATTGTTGAAAGTCATGTAATAATGAGTTTCAGTGATAACTAGACCCTTACCGGTACCGATCACTCGGGGGACTAGCCCTGTGTCGGCTGAGGCTACGAATCTCACCGCGCAGGTATCTAGTATCACTAGTCGTTTCTCCTTGTCATGATGACCAATCATGCGGGCGAGACTAGGATCTTTGGCATTAGCTACTCAGTGCCATTTAGATATAATCTAAACTATAGTTATCCACCTGAAGTAAGGTCTCGTAAAACCTTATTTCGCCTCCATGATGGAATACCTATTATGAGAAGAAGTGTTCTTGTAATAGCAACTTGAGCAGGCAATGTCAAATGTTAAG